TACGAGACAGATGGGTTTATTTTTGTTAGACAAACACAACCTTTACCTTTTACAATTTTATCGTTATACCCAAGGTTAGTAACAAATGATGGATAATATATTATATATAGTGCCTTATACTGCACAACATGGACAATTTATATTATCTTGTCAAATGAATCATAAAATTTTAGAAGCTGATTCAGAATATATAAAAGTTATGGGTGATGCTTCAAATTTACAAGAAGATAATTTATCATTTACAGCTATATTAAATAACAAACCAATAGTTTCTGCAGGTATGAAAATGGTTTGGGGTAAAGTAGCTGAAGGCTGGGTTATTGGTACAAATGAAATGTTAAAACATCCTATTGCTATTTCTAAAGTAATAAAAAGAGATTTTGCTAGAATTGCTAAAGAACAAAATATAGAAAGAATACAAACAGCAGTTAGAAAAGATTTTAAAACTGGAATAAGATTTGTTGAATGGTTAGGATTTGAAAGAGAAGGTTTGATGAAAAAATGGGGATTTGATAGCTCAGACCAATATATGTATGCGAGGTTATTCTAATGGGAGCAGCAAATATTTTTACAGTAGCAATGGGAGTTTCCCAATACAAACAACAAGGTGCTATTGGTAAATATAATCAAGCAGCTAATGAAAGAACAGGTCAAGTATTAGATAATCAAGCTATACAAATAGAACAAAAAGCAGAATTTGATGTAGCTCAATTTGGTAAAACTTATGAAAAAGTTAAAGGAGAAACAAGAGTTGCTCTTGCTAAATCTGGCGTTCAAACTGGAACAGGTAGTGCTTATAATATTGCTCTTGCAAATGCTCTTGAAAAAAGATTACAAGAAAATTTAATATATTATAATTCAAAAATAGCAGCAGATAACAAAAGAGAAGAAGCAAACTTTGCAAGAATTAAAGGTCAAATAGCAAGACAAGAATCTAAACTTGCACAACTAAGAACTGTTGCTAGTACAGGAACAAGTTTAATAACAATGAATAAAGGTTCAGCATCTGGAGTTAAAGCATAATGCCAAAAATACCTACATTTACCGCAGAAGGATCAATAACTCAATTAGCAGGAACTACAACTACTCCGCAAATTGGATTAAATCAAACAGTTGCTGGTGCTTTAGCTCCTGTTACTAAAATGGTTGTTGATCAAAAAATAATAGAATCAAATGCACAAAATCAAGCAGAAGCATTAAAATTAGAAAATGATTTTATTACTGATTTTATAAAGGTACAAGAAAACATAAATACTGATGAAATAATGTCAGTTAATAAAGATGCTGCAAATAAATATTTAAAAGATCAATCAAATGTTTTAATTAATAAATATAAGTCTTTAGCAACTAACAATAATGTTGCTGTTAAATTTTCTAATTATGCTTTATCAGAAACTCAAAAAGGAATATTCAGAACTGATACTCAAATATCAAAAAACATTTTAACAAATTTATTTAGTGGATATGAAAAACAAAAAGAACTTTTAGTATCAACTGCAAAATTAAATGGTGGAATTGATAATGAAACTTTACAAACAGATTTAGAAAAACTAACAATAGATACTTTTCAATCACAAGTATCAGCTCCAGAATTAAAAATAATGTTAGATAGTATACCAGGTGAAATTCAATTACATGATGCAAATGCAATGATTCAACAAGAACCTAGAAAATTATTATTTCAATTAAAAGATGTTAAAAATTTTCCAAATATAACTTATGAAAATAAAATTAAATTAAGTAATCAAGCAAAATTAGTATTAGCTCCTCAAATTAAAACTCAATGGAATAATGTTTTAGCTGCGTCTGCAGCAGGAAAAGATACACCATATTTTGATATGGAACTTGCAAAAGAAGTTCTACCAAAAATACAAGTAGATCAAATGATGCAAAAAAAATATATTATTGATACTACTGTAGATAATAAAAAAATATTATTTTCAGCACCCAATAAAGATTTAAAAGAAATAGTTAATGGTTTAAAAAAAGAAGCTATAGCTTTAGCTGGAGAAAAAGAAGGACAATTAATTATTAAAGAATACGAAACAGCTTTAATTACTAGGTCTACTGCTTTAAATGACGATCCTGTAAAATTTATATACACAACTAATTCTGAAATTGAACAATTAAATGTACAGCTAAATGATTTAGAAGGTGAAGCTCAAAGTGAATTAAAATCTCAAATAACAGAAGCATTAATAAATGTTCAAACAAATTTAGGTGTACCAGAACATAAACAAAGAGTTATGACAACACAAGAAGCTACTAATTTTGTAGAAACATATAAATTAAAATCACAAGAAAATGCAGCAGAATCTAAAGCTATGTTATTTTCGTTACAAACTAATTTTGGAGAGTTTGATTCTAAAGCTCTACAAGAATTACAATCTGCAGGACTACCTTTTACTGCGGTATTTGCAATGACTTTAGCAAACGATATAGAAGCAGAAAAATTTTTTAGTTTTGATAAAAAAATAGAGCAAGATAAATTAAAAGATTGGGGTGAAAAAAATGGTTATAAATTTAAAGAAATAGAAGCAGAAATTGCAACTAATTCTGATTTGCAAGAATTTGAAAATATAATTAGAAGAAACAATAATATCGACAGTAGTCAAGCAGTATCATTAATGGATAATATGCAAAATGTTATGGCATACTATGCTTTAAATGAAATGTACACTAACACTAAATTTGATCAAGCAGATGCAGTAGAAGCTGCAGCAAATATATTTTTAAAAAATTTTCAAATAGAAGATACTTATTATATTCCATTAAAGTATGATGGTAAAGATTTAACAGATTTTGGAACTACTGCTGGTGCAGTAAAAGACAAAGCTGAATTAATAAAAGAACATTATTTAGAAGATTTTGGTGCAGTAGCATTTAGAAGTACAGATCCTTTTAATCAAGGAATAAGTGAAGAACAGCTTTCAGAAAAACATAAAAGAATGATGAGGATGCATGGAGAGTGGAGAAATAAAGGTGATGGTACTGGTTTAGTTTTTGGAATTGTTTTAGATGGTGGTCAATTTGCACCAGTTGTAAATAATAATGGTAAAGAATTAAGTTTTAATTTTAATGACACTACATATGATTTACCAAATACAGATATAGAAATGGATATTAAAAAATTAAAAGTTACTGATGTACCAACTGAAGAAGAAATAGCAAATATAAGAGGTTATTCTGGTTTTACATTAAATGAAGGTGATCTTTTTATAAAAAAAGAAAAATAATATGAATTTAGGTTTTGGTTTAAACATAGATGAAACAGCACAAGAAACTGGTTATGACAAGTATGATGTAAGTTTATTTGAATCGTTAGGTGCAGTAGCAGCTGATAACTGGAACTTTAACCCAGTTATGTCTTTATGGAATTATAGTGATTTAAGTGAAGCAAGAAATAAATCAAAATTTAATAAAGAAAATATGGTTGATAGACTAGAATTAAATAAAGAATATGCAAAAATAGGATTATACTTTGAAGAAGATGAATATCAATCAGTTGTTGATATTATGGTTAGAGAAAAAAATGAAGAAAGAGCTAGACAAAATATTATGATGAGAGGACCAAAAGGTTCTTGGAATCCTTTATCTGGTGGATTTTATGTAGGTGCTGCAAAGTTTGCTACAGGATTAGCAACCAGCATGGTAGACCCAATAAATATAGCTGCTTCTTTTATTCCTGTTTTTGGACAAACTAACTTTGCCAGACTTGTTGCCAGAAAAGGTTTTACAAAAGCAAGAGCAATAAGAGGTGCAGTAGAAGGTGCTGTTGGTGCAACACTTGTTGAACCTATTGTTTATGGTGTGGCTCAATCTTTACAATCTGATTATGATATGTACGATAGTTTTTTAAATGTTACATTTGGTACAGTATTAGGTAGTGGACTTCATGTAGGTGCAGGTAAATTAAAAGATATAAATACTCGTAGAAAATTTAATGAAAAAATTGCTGAAGGTAAAAAAATATTAGGAGATGATACAGAAACAGATATAGATATAAATTTATATAGAGAATATTATCCAGAAAACTCTCAAATTATGAAAGATTTAGAAGCAACTGATAATACCACAAGAAAAATGTTATTACAAAAAGCCTTAGGTGATGCTATGTTAGATAATGCTATTGATACAACTCCTATAGCAAATGCTGATCCAACTTTAAGAAATTCACCAGATTCTTCACCAAATCCAGATATTAGCTCTACTCCTAGACCATCAATAGATGATGTAGAATTAAAAAATTTAGAAGATAATATTGTTAATAGAAATGATGCTGAACAAGATTTAGAAATAGAAGTATTACAAAGTCAATTAGATGTTGTTAAAGAATCTCAAAAAGATTTAAATTTAAAATTTGAACAAGGAGATTCTGAAATAAAATTAAGAACAGAAGATTTGGATGAAGTTACTACAAAGAAAAAAGAACTAGATGAAGCAATTAAAGACGCAATCAACTGTGTTAATGGAAGATAATTATGTCAGATAAATGTTTAGTAAGAGTAGAAAAATTATTAAAAAAATCTTCTATTCGATCTTCTACAAAAGAAGAAATTATCAACGCTATTAAAATTGCACAAGCAGAAGCTAAATTAACATCTATTGATGAAGTTAATGTAGATAAAATTGCTAAAGATGTTTCAGAACAAATTAAAGCACAAAAAAAAATAGATAAAAGAAATGCTATTGAAAACGAAGTTAAAAATAGAAAGCTAACAGAATTTGTTTTAAAAAACTTTTCAGATAATCCAGAAGAAGGATTGATTGCAATAATGGTTGGTTCAAATAGAAGAGTTGAAGGTGCAAGATCTGCAGTTTCTGTACAACAAAATGCAAGTGTTAATCAATTAATAGCTGGGTTTAATGCAAAATTAAGAGCAAACAAGTTAGAAATAATATTTAAAGATGGTTTAGAAGGTATAACTGAAGCTGAAACACAACGAAGAGTATCAAGAGCTATGGCAGAATTTGCTCAACAAAAAACAGAAATAGAAAAAAGAACAGGTTTAAAACCGCCAGTAACAGAAAAAAATCCACAAATAAAAAAATTAGCAGAAATTATGGAAGAGTATTCAGAAACGATTAGACAAAGATTAAATGATAGAGGAGCTAACATTGCTAAAATGTGGGGTTATATTGTTAAGCAATCACATGATCCATACAATGTTAGAAATGCAGCAAATATTTTAGGTAAAAATTTAGATGATATAAAAATTGATGAAAAATTTACAGGTACTGACATTAATTATAATAAAAATTATAAAGCATGGAAAGATTATATTATGTTAAAAATAGATGCTGAAAGAACTTTTGCTAATACAGATAATGTAGATGAGTTTTTACAACAAGTTTATAATACTTTAGTTGGTAATAAATATTTATTAGCTGATGGAGTAGCAAATACTTATGGAGCTAAAACTTCTAAAAATATAGCAAAAGATTCTAATTTTAAAAGAATATTACATTTTAAAACTGCAGACGATTGGTTTGATTATAATGATAAGTTTGGTGTAGGTAATTTAAAAGAATCTTTTTTTTCTGGACTACAAACTGCTGGAAGAAATCTTGGTATGATAGATGCATTAGGAACTAAGCCAAAAGAAAATTTTGAAAAAATTAGATTTGCTGTTCAAAAAAGAATGGTTGATGATGGTAGAGGTTCAGCTGCTGAAAAAATTTCAAGACCAGAACCATTTGAAAAATATATGAAAGTTATAGATGGTTCTATTTATACAGTAGCAGATTTTGGGGTAGCAAGATATTCTGCTATTGCAAGAGCTTTAGCATCTATGGCTAAACTAGGTGGAGCCACAATTTCAGCAGCAGCTGATATAGGTATATATGGTTCTGAAGTTAGATACCAAGGTAGAACTTTTTTAGGTGGTATGGCAGAAGCTATGGGAAGTTTATTAAGAATAAAAAACACAAAACAAAAAAAAGATATAGCACAAATGTTAGGTTTTATTGTTGATAATACAATTTATGATATGTCAGCTAGGCATCAAGTAGGAGATAATTTAAGTAAAGGTTGGTCTAATGCTCAAAGAACATTTTTTAAGTATAACTTACTTTCTTGGTGGACTAATAGTTTGAAAGAAGGTGCAATGTTAGGTATGGCAAACTATTTTGCTAGACAAAAAAATATAGAATTTAAAAATTTAAATAAACAACTACAAGAATTTTTTACTCAATATAATATTGATTCTACTAAATGGGATGTTATTAGAAAAATTGCAATGGAAAAAGCTGATGATGGTATGGAATTTATTAACATTGGTTTGTTAGATCAATTTGATGCTGATGGGAAGCCTTATGTATCTGATGCTGATTTAAAAAAAATTACAGGATTAGAAAAAATGACAGAAAGACAAATGAAAATAGAAAGAGAAAAATTTAAATCATCTGTATCTGGAATATTATTAGACAGAACAATTTATGCTGTTATAGAACCAGATGCTAGACTAAAAGCAAATATGACTAGAGGTTTTTTAGCTGGTACTGCGGAAGGTGAAGCTATAAGATTTATGGGTCAATTTAAAGCATTTCCATTTGCTATAGTTACAAAAGTTTTAGGTAGAGAACTATCTTATTTTAAAGGACCAAACAAAGATTATGGAAGAGGTTTTATGGGTATAACAGCTTTAATGGTAACATCTGGATTTATGGGTTATTTATCTATGACTATTAAAGATTTATTAAAAGGTAGATCTCCAAGAGAAATTAATAAAAAAACTATTATGGCAGCATTTTTACAAGGTGGTGGATTAGGTATATATGGTGATGTTCTTTTTAGAGAAACAAGAAATAGTGCTGAAATTGGTATGGCAGCATTTGGTCCAGTACCATTAACAGGATTTGATCTTATAGCTGCTATAAAATATGCTTTAACAGGAGAAGGAGATAAAGCGGCAAAAGAAACATATAAAGCTGTAAGTAAAAGTATACCTTTTTTAAATTTATTTTATATAAAATCTATATATGACTATATGATTGGTTATCAACTTATGGAGACAATGAATCCTGGTGTATTAAAAAGGGTAGAAAAAAGAATGAAAAAGGATTATAACCAAGAATATTTATTTACAAAACCCTCACAAAAGTTTAAAGGTTTTTAAGTTATGACAGTATCTTCAACTACAGTAAAAAATTCCTACTCTGGTAATGGGAGTACAACCCAATTTGCATATGGGTATAAAATATTTGCAGACTCAGACTTAATCGTAATTATTAGAGTTAATAGCACAGGTGCTGAAACTGTTAAAAGTTTAGGTA